ACTAAGGGTAAAAGTTCCTACCGCTACTAATGAGATTCAAGCAAGGCGTTCAGCAAACCAACTGCTAAGACTTAACCGTAAAGCACAAGGCGCATTAAAATCAAAAAACCATTCACGCTCTTGGGACTTACAACCGGGAGAGGTAGCAACATATACTCAATCAAACATTGGCGTTGTCAACTCAAAGCAAGCAATTATTGAAGTCAAACATACTCAGCAAGGCATATCGGACTTTCAATTCTCATCTTATGAGAGTGGGCTTGAAGGCGTGATAAACGCGTTCGCAGATGCCGCAGAAGAGAATGCTGAGGCGGGCGAGCCGGATAGGAGTAACCAAACAGTAGTATTAGACATGACAGGTATTGGGCGCGCTAAACTCAAAGCAAAAATGCATATGGAGGTGCGTAGCGTTATCGGTTCTATTGCCCGCGAAACCCCACCTACGACAATAGCAAGCCCCAACACAGGAGCAGACATCCATGCGGGTTTCATCATCGGCCATCGCCACGCGGACATGACAGGTGCGACTCGCAGCGCTATCAACGGTGGTTACTCTAAAAGGATAGAAACATCAAGTTCATTCACAAGCACTACCATTACCGTTGCGACAGACGCGACAGTTGGATTCCCGACCGCAGGAAAACTCACAATTAATGATACTGTCACGGTTGCATATACGGGAACAACAAGCACAACCTTCACAGGTGTGAGCATCATAGCCCCAAGTAGCGGAGTGGCAATACCATCCTCAATCCTCCAAATAAAACTATTAAGACCGCGCGGGCATGAGATAAGAACAGTGAAGTCACTTAAGAGAAGGAGAAGATTGTAATGCCTATCCTTAACAGTATCAAAAGAAGACTTGTTGAGACTCTTGCGGGTCTTGTTAATGAGTTACATATTGGTAGCGACGGAACGGTAGCATCAGCCGACGATGGAGGCGCACGAACCTTAGCCCGCGTAAGCCCTACGGTCACAATCATTGACGACTCAAGCATATTGGTTGAAGGCTCATTCAATACATCGCATGTCTATGCGTCACCTATTAAGGAAGTATATCTTCAATACAAAGACGGAACAACAGGGGAGTTTATCCCTGTCTATCGCGCGGATATTCATTCATTCACTAAGAGCGCACAGAACGAAGTGCGCTTCTCATTTATTTTGGAGTTGGATTAGATGGTTAAACACGGCGAAACATGCGATTGTGGTAGTGGAAGAATTGCGATGCACAATGCTTTCTTTGAAGAACCAAAATGTATGGATTGTGTTGCAAACGCGACAAATGCCGCACTCCCCGATGTTGCTGAGATGAACGCTCAACTTAACCCTCAAGGTGTTGAGCCAAGAAGTGATGACCCGAATTGGCGAGATAATATAGAAGCGGGTGAACCTATGGAATTAGCATGGCGATTATTGAAAGGTGATTAAGAATGACAGATAGTTTATCGGGACACACAACAGCCGCAAACACGCTTGGCGCAGACGGATTAAGAGACGGAGACGCGCTTTCAAGTGCCTCCTTAACAAATATGTTACAAGGTATTCACGGCAATGGAATACTTCGCTTACAGGATGGCGCTTACGGCTCAACTCGTAACGCTGCCAATTCGCAACCGGGCGCTATGGTGAAACATAGCGACGCGTGGAAACTGACAGTCACCGGAGGATATGCTGTTCTTGATGGAGTGCTGTATGAATTCGCGGGCGGGCCGGGTGGAACAGCCACTCTTATTTTAGGCGACAGTGGTGACGGAACAGGTGGTGTCAATCTAACAGCCACAACAGAAGAAGCCCTGTATGTCATTTATGTCGCATCCGATAGCGGAGAGGCTAATGTTCACTACGAAGGCGGTAGCCCCGTGAGGACAACTGACGGTCTATATCCGGTAGCAGGGCATCAGTATCTTAGAGATTACAATACAGGCGCGAGCCAAACAAATATGAAAACCACAGTGCTTGCAGTAGTGAGAGTCAAGGGTGGAGGTGGAGGGAATCACAGTGCTAACATTCAAGAGATTAACGATAAGCGCGTGTTCTTAGCACCTTCTGTTCAATACATGGTTCCTCTATCAACGGACACAATAGGTAGCAACAAAGTCACTACCGGAGGCGCGCATGGTGTCAACACAATCACTCACCTTAATGCTTTACAAAGCGAGGCTGGCGACTTAGCAGTAGGGGATTCAGTCACAGCACTGTGGCCGAGCCATCCGCGCTTCGGTAGCCATAGTCAAACAGCCGCCGGTTCATCGGATGCGGGTTACGGGCAAGGCCCATCGCGCGGTGCGGACATTGCAGGTAATCATGTAAAGAATGAATTGTATTTCGCAGGGCGTAACAATGAAGGGACAGGGCATTTCTCCACTCGTATTGCAGGGCGCGGAGTTGACGCGAACACAACTGTGCTTACAGGTAGCATCACAATCATCCTAACGGCTGATGGAGATTCATTCTTGATTCTCAAAGTTGAAGACGGTGATACAGTCACACTCAATCCCGAAAGAGATGGGTCATCCAAATACAAGTTCCCCGAAGGTCACATCATAGAAGTATGTAATGATAGCGCAGGAACGGGTATCATCAAGTTTGACAATTACAGCGATTCGGCAGACCTTGACGCTACACTCTCTCCTACACACCGCGCTACCTTCGTTTACGAGGGTAGTAAGTGGGTGCGTTGCGACTACCAATCAGCAATCAGTGGCGCTATCAGCGCGATTACAGCAGGGACAGGACTGACCGGCAGTTCGCTCACATCGGGAACAGCAGTTCTCAATGTGATTGGCGGAACAGGAATCACCGCTAACGCTGACGATATAGCAATCACAAACGGAGGGGTGGACACAGACCAATTAGCCGACGATGCTGTCACAGAAGACAAGTTAGCCAACTCACTACTCGCTGAGATAGACGCGAACACAGCGAAGGCTACCAATGTAGTCACCAACTTATCCATAACAGGTAGTGCGGCGGCAAGGACAATAGTTTCTTCGGATGGAACAGACGCAGTTATACCAATCGCTACTACATCAGTATCGGGGTTATTGAGTCCCGGTTTATTTGATGAGATAGACGCTAACACAGCAAAGGCTACCAATGTTGATACCGACCTTACAGCCACAGCGAACGGCACTTCTCTAACTATCAATTCTTCGGATGGAGACAATGTTGCTTTACCTGCCGCCACGACAGACGCGTGGGGAGTTATGACTGATGAAATGTTTGACGCTATTGCCGCTAACACAGCAAAGGCTACCAATGTAGTCACCAACTTATCCATATCGGGAAGCACAGGTGCGAGAACAATAGAGTCTTCGGATGGAACGAATGCAACTATACCCGTTGCTACTACAAGCGTGTCGGGTGTAATGAGTAATGCAATCTTTGATGCTGTTACCGCTAACACAGCGAAGAATACAGCACTCACTAACGCGCAAGTAAGAACGGCTGTTGAGGCCGCAACCGATTCAAATGTATTTACCGACGCAGACCATACTAAGTTGAACGGTGTTACCGCAAGCGCTGTCTCCGCCGCAGAAGCAATCGTAGCAGTTGAAGGAGAGTCCACTCTTCTATTAGCAGGGCAAGTGAACCTTCGCGCTGATATAGAAGTTTGCACAAGCGACCCCGCACCCACAATTGCTCAATCGGGTAGGATATTTCAATTCACTAAAGGAAGCGCGGGAGTGTTCACTTTACCTGCAAGCCCCACAGTGGGTGTTCAATATGTTTTAGTGAACGGGTCGGCTAATGATATTGTCATTACAAGACCGGCAAGCGGCTATAAAATCAACGGCGCAACCTCAAATGTAACCAACACTACTCAATGGGCGGCTACATCCATAGTGTGTGTAGTCGCTGGTAGTTCCGGTGAGTGGCTTGTGTTCGGAGGTATTTGATGTTCCCTATTGTAAGCGGTGTTGCTATGGGTCAAGGCGCGGCGGCTTTCGCTATCGCAGTTACAGATAATTCCCCCGCATCCCAAATTGTTTTACCACAACAAGGTTTGCCAAGCAATCCCGGCGAAATCAATTTTGTAGTTGCCGCTTCGGGTGGTTCGGGTTCATACACATACACATGGCTACTTATCTTAACAGATAGCGGAGGGGGTATGCTGTCTATCGCAGGGCAAGGAACAACTAACGGAACTACATATAGCGATGCCCAAGTGGTAGGCGGAACTAATGCCGGTCAGCCGGGCATCCTAACCATACGATGCACAGTCTCCGATGGTGTAGCAACTGATATAGTGTCGGACACCAACATGACCAGCATAGCGTTATATTGAGGTGATATTATGGGTAAATTAAAAGAGAGATTAAGTCAAAGTTGCGCGGGTTGTAAAAGAAATGTTCTCGCGCGACGCATAGAAGGCCGATATGTTCATGAACGAGATACGCGTGTGCTGATTTGGGAGTGTCCGCCATGCGGTCACTTGTGGCAAGAGTCGCGGCTTACTAAAAACAAATTCAAGAAACACAGAACAGGTGATTTAGATGAGTAATAAAGAAGATGTTATGAAACCCAACAAGACACAGAAAGGCAAGAATTCTGTCTTAGTCATCGCAATAGGTAAAGACCCAAAGATGGGGCCGGGCGAAAGAGATTCACCAAAGGCGGTAAAGAAAGCATTCAATTTCCTCAAGAACGCTGATAAAAAGAACACAAGACAATCTAACTTTGAGGCTCGCAGGGCAAGAAGAGAGGCTCGCGCGGCAGAAAACAAAGCATACAATGAAGGGACAGCAACGCCCGAAGTTAAGGCTAAGATTGATGAGTCAAAAAAGAACACAGCAAGCGGGGTTAACCAAAACCTACGATACGCGAATAACAAAGGCGGGACTCAAACAAAGCGCATGCCTAAGCAACCTTCGCAGGCATTTGACCCTTCTCAATTTGATAAGTTGGTTGAGAGATTCAGCCTTAGTGATAAGAACAGCCCCGGAAAACTCAGTAGCGTCAACAGAATGGAGTTAGCGCGAAAGTTAGGTATTCAGCCGAGCATGCTCACACAGGATAACAGCGACCTTGCGCAACATAAGGTGTATGAGGCTATGAGTGAGTTAGGGGCATCGCGAGCAGGTGAGAGAAGAGAAGCGAGAGGAAACCTTAACGACTTTGCAGACAAGCGAGGTAAGAAAAGAGGTAGCAATTTAACAGACCCAGATGATTACCCCGGCCCGATTCATGGGAGTGACTATCCCGAATTAGATGATGCTATGGAAGGCAGGGGCAACGCTTGGGAAGAAGACAACGACCCCGACTTAGAAGAAGAAGGCGGAGAAGAAGAAGCATTAGGTCAAGCAATGGAACGGTTAAGGTCATCGCGCTCACACCAACACCCTAAAGAAGATGGTAGGAATAAGGACTTAGATACAGGATTCAACGGTTTGATGAATGAACCGAGTGGTGGCACAGTTCCTTTCGGTGCAAGCGGCGGTGTTGAAGGTGGCGCTAAAACACAACTAACACCAAGAAGTGGTAAGACCAAGCGAGAATTAGGACCGCGCAAGCGAGGCGGAGAGCCTACTTTCGCAGAAGAGTATTCGGGATTCATGCCTCCACAACAACCAACAAAACTCTCATCCCCGCAAGATGAAGATGAAGAAGAAGACCTACCCGAATACCCACAGATGTTAACAGGTGAGCCAATGAACCTCGCGTTCCGTCTATTGAAGAGTATGAAAAAGCGTGTATTGTGATGGTAATGATTCGCGGTAGTATGGCTGATTGGAGATGGAAAGGATGCTGTTATTATGCTGACGACTCACAACCTTTCGGATTCTGTAAGAAGTGCTGGATTGAACATGGAAGACCGGAGGGTATGAAGAATGCTACCGAATGATGTCGCGTTCTCTATACTCAAGAACAAGCGCGCTCAAGCGAAAGCCGCCGCACACCCGGACCAACAACGCTTAACTCATCCCTCTCCTCAAAATAATCTTGAGGGTGAAAACGCAGGGCTGCAATCCGAGGTCTCTCAATTCATTCAACGCTTAGAACACAAGCAGAAGGAATTAGCGGCGCGCGAGAAACAACGCGAGAAGTATGAGAAAGAAAGACAAGACATGATGCAACCGGGTCAGCAGACACTACCGCAACCCCCCGCGCTTCCGCAACCCGACCAAGATATTCAACAAGTCACTCAACAAAATCAAAATAAATTTGAAAATGGTTTAGGGTTCAAGCGAAGCATCCTTGAAGAAATGGAAATGCTCGGTATGATTCGTAAAAAAAAAGATGATTGGGCGGACTACGATGCTGTAATTCCCGACGACCCTCTTGATGAGGAGTTCAAATGCCCCGCCTGTGGAGGCGCAGGTGGCAAAGATGAAGGTGGCGAAGATGGTGTCATGCGCGGAGACCCGGATGATTATATAACTTGCTGGACATGTAAAGGTAGCGGTTCAATTGAACCGGCGCACCATCCGGGGATAGACAATCAAGGCGCGGTAGCCGGAACGATTTTTGATATTCGCGACGAAGACCATCGTGAAAAATATGATGCTGAGAACGCAATGCCTGTCGGAGACACGGCTTATCAAACAGAAGAAGGTATATTGGACCCTAAGAGAATGGGTTATGAAAGAGATGGGCGCATGAAACAGACGCGCTATCCTATTGCAACCCCACAAGAAGGCGTGGTCTATCACCCCGAATTGCAACACAGGCTACCTGCTGTATATACACGCGAGTGGGACGGTCAGCCTTCATGGAGCGGTATGCCTCTCGGCGTTCCGGGTAGTGATTTCAAGAGAAGCGAACCAATGGACATCGCTATGCAGTTGTTGAAACGCCAAACCGAATTAGGTGAACATCATGAAGATTTACCGTCATCACACGGACCCGTTGTTAGGTATCATGGCACAAAAGGAGATGTAGCACAGGATATACTACAAGGAGAAAATCAAGGTCTTAAGGATTTGGAAGATAGGAGTATAACAGACGACCCTAATGAAGCGTTATCATACGGTGTTGAGCGAAGCAATCACAGAAGCGGTAGCACAGCACGGGCGCAAGAGATGTATGCGTCAGCACCCGCAATGGTTGGGGTAAGGAGAAATGCTCCTATGCCCCAACACTATGGTAGGAGTCATGGTATGAGGAGTCGCAACGATTTCCCCGACGCGCTACATTATGGCGGAGCGGTGGACAGGAAATACCTAACCCCCGTCAATACAAATCAATTTGACAGGCGCGATACCATTCAAAACAGAAACGATAGGGGTGATATAACAGATAGAACAATGAACTATCCGCCTATTTCTCAAAATCAAAATCAGAAAGCACAAGCGCGCTTTAAAGAAGGGCAACCGGGTTACAAAAAGCCCGACATTTTTGGTTGGGATGAAAAGAGAAACTTTCCTGCTGACGACCAGCCCGACTTAGACGGGCGGTTTTACACACATGAGCAAGAATGGAATAACCAAAACAATCAAAGAGCGAGAGACGACCCCCGTGTAGCCCATCTAAACAGATTTAATCGTTTTAGACGAGGACCGTCCGAAGCGCAAATGAACTACAAACCTTACAATCCTCAACCCGCGCCTGTTCAACAACCAGCAGACCCACAACAGCGACAACTATACCAACATCAACAACAAGAACAAATCCAAAGAGGAGAACCAATGGACATTGTTATGCGTCTATTGAAGCATGCCGAGACTCCCGAAGCCAAGAAGCACAAGAGTGAGTATGACACCAAGTATGAGTCAACACCGGACCGCATCAAGTATCGCACTGAACTTACTCAAGAGCGACGCAAGCGACATGTTGATGGTAAAGGCGGTAAGGACATGAGCCACACCGCAAGCGGGAAAATCGTTCCCGAAGACATGCATGCTAATCGCGCGAGGCATTTCAAAGAACGAGGCACACTCAAGAAGACTGTGTTTGTGAAACAACAATGCCCGACCCCTTCTAAGAAAGCATACAGCAATGGAGAAGAAGCACACCAAGACGCATCAATGATGGGAGGAGGGTTAGGCGTGTATCAATGCCCTTGCGGGGCTTACCATTTCACATCTAACCAATGATTATTCCTCTTCGTCCATCTCACCTTTTAGATTGTTCGCCTTGTATATGCTATAATTCAAGACTGCGTATAGAATCTCAAGAAATATAACACCCATCAGTATAAGCGCGATTTGTTCCCACAGCATTAGCATCAACCCTTACGCGCTACGATGTCATCAATGCGTAGGATAGCCGTTGCGACCTCCGTAGCACTTGTGATGATTTGTCGTATGAGTTGAGTTGGTTCAACGACACCTTTCTCAAATGTGTCACACACCGAACCAACACCGTCACTGTCAATGTATAGACCATGATTAGACGGACAAGAGCGTAATTCCATTACAACATCAAGTGGGTCCATACCCGCATTGTTGGCGATAGCCGCAGGGATAATCTCAAGTGAATCAGCATATGCTTCAAGGCACATTCTTTCGCGCGCACTCAAACCGCTACACTCTTGCGCATGTTTGCGAACAGCAACCGATGCTTTGGATAACGAAGCACCACCACCTGCAAGAACACCATCTCCTATATCACTCATGTATAGACAAATTACACCAAGCGCATCATCAAAGGCTCTCTCGTATTCGTCAAGCGTCTGTCGGGTAGCACCACGAACAACCATTGTGACAACGGTGGCATTAGGCACAATCACACTTACATAATCAAGGTCGCCGATACGCTCTCGCTTGATAACTGAATCTTTAACAATGAGTTGTTTCTCATCAACATCAGTAAATCTGTGATAACAAGGCGCGCCTGTAATTCGGGTTAGAGCATCCATGTCGGATTGTTGAAGTCTGCTTACAACTGCAACACATTTCGCGGATAGATATTTGACAACCGCCTCATGCACACCATCACGAACGAAAAGAACATCGCACATATTGCTAATCTCTTGAGCCGCGTGTCCGAGCATTTGGAATTCCTCATCTTTGATTTGTTGAAGTTGAGCAGGGTCGCTAACTTGCATTTGAACTTCGCTTAAATCAAATCCTTCAAGCCCACCATCAAGTAGCAAGATTCGCGCATCCTTGTAAGCCTTAGTATCACCAACCATAGGGTCAGCGAAGTCTTTGCTTAGTATCAATCCAGCATTCCAATAAGAATCCTCCATTGAACCACCCGCTTGAGTGATGATACGAACACGGTCAAGATTCCCTTCAACCGCTTTCGCTACATCAACACAAAGCGAAGCCGCATTATCTAAATGACTCTCCGTTGCTTTACCTCTCAACGCTGTCTTTGCAATTGCTATTTCGTCTCCTTTGTGTGTGCCTCCATTCACTCTCGCATTTCCAACACCCGCTAACGCAATAACACTTGCGCGGTTGTAAGCACGAACAATGGTTTGAGGATGAATACCTCTCAGTAGTAACCCTTCACTCAGTGCAAGCATCTGTCCACCGAGAACAACAACGCTTGTCGTTCCGTCTTTGCAGACCTGCTCTTGTGTTTGACTGATACCGACCATCATCTTAGCGCCGGGATGTGCTGTGTCAAGTTCTCTCAATATAGTCACACCATCATTGGTTACAATCGTATGTCCTTGTTCATCAACTAACATCTTGTCCATTCCCGCGGGTCCAAGTGTGGACCTCACGGTTTCTGCGATATTCACAGCGGCTCGTATGTTGCTAATTTGGGCTTCTCTTCCGTTTTTTCTTTCATCAGTCATCTTTATTCCTCCAATTTCCACAGCACTTCAAAATCTATTATCATGCCGGAGTTTGTATCTCGCGCTTTCACCACGCCTTTCTTGCGACCATGTTCAAACAGGTCGTAGTTGAGTTGGCAATCCATCAAACAATACTTCATCACTTCTGCGAACTTACCTTCTCGCCAAGCAACGGGTGCGTCTTCCGAATGCATAATCTCCTTACCTTTACCAAGAGTGTGCTTGCACACATCATCAAGTGATACTGCTTGCCCTGCGCTTGAACGCAGGGTCCACGATGTATCAATGACTGTCTTACCCTCTTTGGCCTCTCTAAGAAGCACACCCGCGTAGTGCATATCAAGCGCGTCTCTTAGAACAGGCAAGTCAAATCCTCGTATGTTATGGCCTATGATAATACCACCGCCATCAACATGTTTCTTAAGGTGTTCTCCTAAGACCTTTGGATGTAGCGGATGAACATTAGCGTTAGGCACATCAACTTGTTCTTTAGAAAAGATGTGCGCGTTCGTGCCGTCCCATGTCGCAACAACCGTTGGTTCAAAGAGGTGGGTTTTATCCCATCCTCCTATCTCATAAGAGAAGTTACCTGTCTCAATATCAATCGCCATTATTTTACTCATTGTGAATCACCTTTAGGGCGCATATACTTTGCATTACCTGTTCCGAAAGTATGATATTCAAACTTGTCCTTTACCGCTTTGAAGCGATGATAGGTTGCTGTTTGGCTACGACCTTGTTGGCTTTGGTATCGTTTTAATACCTCGCTCTTCAAGGACCAACCTTCACCCTTACCTTCAATATCAATATCAGCACATACCTTGTATGCGCTCATCCAACCCTTCATGATTGTAGCCTGTGCTGTTGCGTTTGCACCAACTTCAACCTCAGCCTCAAGCCAAAGAACAAGTTGCTCATAAATATCGTAAATGACTTCTTCTGCCATCTCAACATCGTTGCCTGTGACGGACCAATCCTCTTCAATACCCACACCATCACGCATGACTCTCATCATTGCAATATGAGTAGCGAACAGAACAGTGTATGATAGAACATTGGGGATAAAGGAACAGACCACTTCACTCAAATGTTTCTCCATACCTCTCACCAATGTATAGTAATTATCAACAGCCGACATTAGTTGAGGATGGAAGGACGCATCGGGAACAAACATCTCATCCATCATCGCGCGAGCCACTTCTTCTTTTTCTTTCGGTGACATGTTCTCCCATGCCTCATGGGTAATGTTTGCCTTCATCAATAAGCGCATCCTTACGCGCTCTTTCAAATGAACGAAGTGTTGTGCTATATCCTCAAGCGACTTCACTTTCTCCTTTGACCTGTTAAAGACGCGAGACATTCTATCCTCCGATACCTTCTGCCTCATACCTTCGCTCCACGGTCGGTAAAGAATCAGCACTCGCTGAAACAATCCCTTAGTGAGAACATAATCCTTGACACCCGCAGGTGGGAAGGATGTAATCCAAAACGATACGCGGGATTCAGTTTCCACTTTACCATTCTTCATGTGCTTAGTCAAAGTATTACTGTGACTACCGACAGTGTTCATCGCTTGTTGAAGATACAAAATTACTTCGGAGAAGAATTGCTTAGGGTTAGGTTGTAGTAAAATTGAACCTTCGTCAAAGTTTAAACACTTCTTACCCGCGAGCAGTCCCGGATTTTCAACTGTGATATACCCACCGTCTCCGTCACTGACTGAATCTATTGACCCTATCAGTGCCGAGTCAGTTCCACTTGTGAACATCTCAGTTTCAAGACCTGCTAATTTCGCAACCTCTCCTGTGAATTCCCACGCGATTGTCTTACCCGACCGTGTGGCTTGAATCCAAAACACATGTATTCGGGGGTCAAGCGCGCTTTCGTCAACAGGAATGCGAATCTCATCAACTGTCGCTTGCCCTTGTAGGTAAAAGAATGATATTAGACCCGGCACTTCGTTGTAATACGAGGTCCTTCTAAATCGGTCTAAGTAATCCTTCATTACGGGGAATTCTTTCACTACGCTATATTGGTTCCATTGTCTTTGTTCCATGCTTGTTATCTCCTTTTTTGTGACTGATGGTTTCGGGGGTAATCCCCCGTGGTCGTGTTCAGTCTATAACCATTTTCGGTATTTCGGTTTTCGTCCTGCAATAAGAATAATATAATCATCTTTTTTCCACCCTTACTGCGTCTTCGCTTGTGAGAACATCAACTACGCGGTTGCGTAGTATCTTCCCCATGCGGGGAACTTCTCTCAAGCAATCTCCACACGCGGCTTCTTCAATAGAACCGCATGCGTCAATGATAGCATCAGCCATGTCTGCGCCGATGCCCGGTATTGTTAGTAACATGTCTAAGCGCACATCGTTTGTGCTTACTCGCCTAACGGCTTGCGCTCCATGCCTACTTGCTTTCTTGTATGTCTTCTCATGAAGAGCGACCATAAATGCCGCCGCTTCACCTACGCTCGGCGCACGATATATGAGGCAGCCAAAGTCGGCTACCACACGACCGAGAAATCCGGTAATCTGTTTTAGAGCCGCGCTATAAGTAATCGCCGACCCTCTTATTTTGGCACTGTTGACATACTGTGTTATGTCACCCCAAATGACAAGCCCAAAGTTACCTGCGTTGGCATCCATGTTGTCAAGTTGTCTCATGAGGTGGCCATTCCTCATTGATTGCATCAAGTCATCAACACTCTTTGCTTCAATGAGCCACTCGCCACAACGATAGTCACCGTTGACAAGTTTCTCTCTTAGTATGTTGACTCTTGGAGAGCGTGACTTCGCGCGTCTCTCAATAGCATCGGGAAGCCGACCTCTCTCATTGGTATCAATAACGAGAGGATTCATACAGACTCCTCCTTATGATGAGCGCAATAGTTACTATTATGTTTAGCCCATTGACCGCATCTTTTACCTACACTGTTCATACCTTTGCATCGGTTCTTGTCCGACGGTCCTTTGCTTCTGCAACTGATACAGTGAAAGACCCAACCCTTTTCTTTGCGTTTGTGACTACCTAAATACCCACATATCACACAATTTGCTCTCATGCTTCAACACCGCCTTCGCTATGCTCGCCTGTTCCGTCCCATAATTGACACTTACCTATACACAATCCCTTACCCATCAAACTCGCACATGATTCTTGATAGCCTGTATCAACAATTGTCTTGGTGTGGTATGTAGTAACACCTTCATCATAGTCAGCCCACTGTAATGAACCTAAGAACTCCGAGATGGTAGCCACATGCTTCTCGCGCATCTGTGCTGTTGTTCTGCTAACATGCAGAAAGTTTCGTAGCCTCGCTCCAAGATACATAGCAAGACTCGCGCGGCTCACATGTGGTGGGTTACTACCCACTTGGCAAGCGGCCTCCATGAGACAGGGTAAGATTTTGATTTTACCCATGTTCACTGTATCAAACTGAACAGGTTCTCCACCCTCAACACGAAAGTTCTTTTTCTTTACATCTTTGATAGGGAGGTTGACACCATGCTCACCGTAATAGTATGCTTTGTTGAGTGGGTTCTCAGCCATCTCGCATATCTCATCCCAACTCAATGTCAAGTCTTGAGTGTTGACAGGTATGCTCCAACGAAGCACATGCTGTTTAGCATTATAGGAATTAGGAACGCGAATCATACGAGCCATGTCAAATGGCACAGTAGGGTCCATGCAATACAATTCCATATCAGCCTTCCATTCATTGATGACTTTGCGGCCCGCGGCTTTGATGTGTGATACTTCAATACCGCTTGATGGCAGGTGTGTCTTGTCAAGGGCTATCCATATGTGAAACCCATTGCCACTAAACCAAACAGCGTGTTTGATGTTAGCCCCAAGTAAATAATAATGCAAGCGAGCAACTTGGTCCACGACCTCATCACCATCAACCTCTATCATGTTACTACCCTTACGATACTTCTTATCAAAGTCCAAAACAAAATTGCTTACTATGGCTGTGTTATATTCCGCGCGCCTACCATTTGGTTTCACGGCTCGGAATGAATAGACAGACATGTAAGCGCATTGGCTGTTGCGTAACGCACTCCAATACTTTTCAAATTCTGTTTGTGTGTGAACAATCTTTCGGAACAATCCTACCTCTTTTGGGAACTGTAAGTTGAGAAGACTCACTCTTCGCCCTCCTTGTAACTTAGCCCTGCTGTGATAGCAAACTCAACAACCTTGTCAATACAGTCAAAGCAAGTTGTGCGCTTAGCATACCTCATACCTTGCTGTATAATTCCACATAACTCACATGGCTTCATTGAGTAGCCCCCGGTATAGCATACTTAGGACACAGTTCAAGGTATTGACAATAGCCACACTTGAAATCTGCTTTGGTTACAGGGAAGTCTTCCTCAAGATACATCTTGATAAGGTCGCGCATAGATTTCATCATACTTCGCTCACTCACTGACTTAACAGCCTCAATGTTCCAATGGTCTGCGGAAGAATACCTCCACCCCCAATGGGTGACGGCTCTATCAATACCATTCTCAATAAGAAAGGCGGGGTCTGCATTTTCAATAAGGAATTTATAGTAGGACATCTCTTTACGCATGCCCGACAACTTAGCGTCACTCCACTTACCCGTCTTCAACTCAAAAACCATCAGTCCACCATCGGGTGCTTCAAACACTCGGTCAATGATACCAACGAACTGAACAGGTATTGAACCATAGCCCGGAACTTCAACCTCTCGCTTAAGTTCTATGCGAACCTCATTCGCTAAAGGCATAGCAGTCTTAGCCATTGCCATTCGCGCGGTCTCGTAATCCATAAGCCACTCCATGTTGCGGTAGTAGTCATCATCATAGAAAGGGAACTCCGTGTTCTCGCTTCTTCTGTTGTTCACGATAGCGTCCTTGTTAGGGATATACTTGAGAAGGCTTCGTGATATATCACCACCGTTCTTTGCGCGCTGATGTAGTTCATCCACATCTGCACCTGCAAGGTTATCATAGAACATTTCTAATCCGTTGTGAACATCGTCTCCAAGAACAAGGTGCTTCACCAACTCCTGCTTGCGCGGGTAGTTATGCTGTAACCATAGTTGCTGAGCGCACCACGAAGGTGAAGTAAGTGTTGACTTACTCATGCGAATGATGATACCTTCCTTGCCCATTTCGGGAGTCCATGCATATGATGAACCGTCGTCGTAAATCTTGACACTCATTCAAACCACTCCTCGGTAAAAACCCACATCCAATGTAAGTTTGAGGTAACTCTTGGGAAGTTGTTCGCGTTTGTGTCAACACTGTAAAACACACGAACACCTTTAGGGTATGTTGCATCAATTCTTTTTTGTAGTTCGTCACTCATTCTTCTTCCTCCTGTATTTTCTTGAGAGGCTCACCGAGATTGTTCCCGCCGCAAGGTATAGGGCTATCATTCTTGAAGCAGAATCTAAACCCTGCTCTTGTGTAGTTGTCGCATTTCCTACGCGCGCATTTATTAGCAGTCAATCTCATTCTTCTTCACCTACGGTTAGGAACTGACAACCACATTTGAGACAAAGGGTGTAACCCGAACTTGTCATCTCGTATGGTTGGTTGCATTTACATGGTTTCTTTATTGTTTTCATTCTTCCTCATCCTCCTGTATGCCCATAGCCAATTCATAAGCATCCCATGATGTATTGTATTGACCTGCTTTCGGGGCGAACTGTTCTAACCACTCAATATATTCCATCTGTTCCTTGAGTTCTCTCTTCACACTATCTAATTCATTCATTCGCTCACCTCACATTCATTCGGGCATTCTTCCTCATCGTTAAGTTTGTCACCACAGTGTTTGCATGTAGGGCATTCACACATCTCTTCGTAGCAACCACAAGATAGTTTCTCAACACCATCCATGTCTTCTTCACCAAAAGACCATGACGGACAATCATCGGGATAGTTTCTCATCAATGTCACGCTCCCATTGGTGCGCGAACAGTATGAATAAAGATTACATCGGGATGATATTTCCGTAGTTCTTCTTGTAGTTCAGCAACAGCCCTCACAACAGTCATGCTGTTAGTAAGTTCCTTTTGGATATATACATTCTCCGTCTCAAGGTTTTCTATTTCAGTCTCTAAATTTCTAACCTGTGTTTCAAGGTTAACTATTCGCTCTTCTATCTTTTCTATCTTTTCTTCTTCGTTCATATCAATCACCAATATGTTGCGGGTCGGGGTTCACCTGTTGCAGCACTCAAGTCCCAACCCAAGACTTGATACATGCCCTTCAATTTACTCACGATTGCTTTGTCAAGAATGACTTTAGCATCAAGAGTATATCCTTCCATCTCTTCATCCTCTCGGTAAGCAACTACTTGCGTAGGTGGCTGACCGGCAGGAACAGACCTTACATATGTCCACTTGACAGAATCCCCCGCTTCAAACGGGTCGCCTGTGGACATGTTGTTGTTATAATAATGCGCGGCCTTGCTTGCACCGGACAGGATTTTGTAATCATCCGGCGCTCGGCTAATCCGCGTTTGCTTTGTTACCTCTTTGAGAGAGACAACACCCTTACGCACAGGTAGCGCGAGTTTGAGTATCTCTTCTCGGACAATTGCTTCGCTCTCACCTTGACAAATTAAAGTAAGCGCGGTGCGTTCAGCAACTTTACTGAGGGGTGCAAGACTGCTACCCTTCAAGAAGTTCGCTGACTTCATCTTGCCCTCATCTTCGGGAGGCCATGACACCCTACCTGCATACTTGTTCTTCTTCTCAAAGAACCAATACGGAAGGTAGGCTTCAAGTTCAGCAAAGAGCATCTTGTTACCCGTAGCATCTTGCACCGCTTCGGTGATGCGAGCAGATAAAGTATGCGCGTCTTCAAACGGAACTTGAATAAACGCACTGTCCGTAAATCCATACAGAACATTATACCCAAGCCTTGTTGCTACCGTATCAAGCAACCGAATACAGCGACGACCCTCCGATAGAATGGTGTGCGCTATGTCAGTATCAGCCCAACCAAATCCAGCATGCGCGGTCATCCCATACAGACTCGCCATCACTCTCTTAATAGCAGACTGTGTAGTATTCCATGCGCCTCTCTCTTGTTCAGTCTCGGCATCCTTCATCTTCTGTTTGCACTCGGCTCGGAACTCAAACAGATAGTCAACCACTTCGGGTAGTATTCCTTTCTTGGTTTGGTCCCAATACGAACCGTTCTCAAGTTGGACAATACCCTCACCCGGACCGTCGCGCTTCGTAGTGAAGCACAAGTTATGTCCTGTGATAAGTGATGGGTATAGCCCCTTGTAATCAACAATAGCAACACCCTCATACAAGCCCGGCTCTTTCAAAATGAACTCCGCACCTTCTAAGTCAACCTTCTCAGCCTTGTAGCGAGAGGGTGCTTTGAGTTGGGTTCGCCTTGATAATAAACCTCGCGCGAAGTTTGTCACATTCGTCGCCGATTGGATAGAGACACCACACAACCTAACCATCTCCGAATAGAAGTCAGTTACATTTCGCGCTTCGTCAATACCACGGAGGAGAACAGTGTCAAGCATACAGTAGTCAACAAACTCCGACCAATACTCACGCCATCCATTGTGAACATCCATGCCCTCAATCTCTTCGGTGAGTTTTGAACCAAGCCCTAACTCTTCTGCGATAGTATTCAACTTAAGATTGGGTAGTTGTCCACCACCACTATCCTTCCATACTCTCTCAAACCCTGTTCCGCTTGTGGCAGGTGCGGCAGTATCAAACTGCCATCGCCCTACAATCGGTTGGTCTGTTGGATGGTATCTGTCATTCTGTTTCTGCTTAGGGTATCGGATAATACCAAGAGGACTCAACTTAGCCGCGCCACCCGGACCATGAATCTTATCAAGTCGGGCAATCATATGTGGTATGTCAAAGAATGTTCCCGCGTGGGCAATCATCATGTCGGGGTCACGCTCATTCAAGAAATCAATAAACCCATGATAGAGGCCCTCTTCGCTACGGAATAACCGCAGGTCATATTCTGTGTCGCGCACCTCTCTTCTGTAAGTTATGCCATGCGGGTGAGCATCCGGCCCAAACCATTGAGGTATGTCATACGGACAGTTGGTTGTCTCGTCAGTCCACGCGAACACAATAGGTATATCCCAATCGGAATCAATGACAGAAATAACAGTAGTGAACTTGTCATCCCCTGTGTTACATTCAATATCATACCACCATTTACGCGGCTTCCACTTAGGCATCTCAGCAACAGTGTCAATTAGAAATTGGTCAACATACCTAACATCAGCCTCGTAAGTGCGAGCAAACATCTCGCGCATTCGGCTTATGTCATAAGGTGAGTTAGTGCTTACACGATAGAGTAAGGTCCCGTCAAGACCTTCGTATGTCTTATCCATATCCACTTCTGCTTGAGGGTATGAACGCTTCAACCCTTTCAACCTAAACTCCGGTGTTGACTGAGGCACATAGAAATGAGGCTTGTAACCTTCAACTGTGTTAGTAATCAATATCTCTTCTTCATCACGATAGCGTGTGTAAATGGTAGGTGGTGCGTCGTCATGGTAAATCGCATCAGCAATCATTAGTTAACCCCCTGTTGGTGCTTTAGGATAATCAAGCAATCCTTCTCTTGATGTTCTAAAACAAGGGCGGCGTTGCCTCCTATATAGAAGTCAACAACTCCACTATCCATACACGCGAGTGTGTTAGGTAGGTGAGAACCAAAGTGTGTTATCACTTCTTCATCCCCTCCCGTATTACCCAACTCAATAACTCTAATAACATTAGCGCTTCCTACAATATGTCCTACGGTGATAACCATTTCCGAATCAGTAGGCGATACCTTGATGCGACAAGGTGCGTCTTTACCTGCGACCTTGACAGCAGCCCCAAGACCACTGAGTTTATCCATGTTGATTGAACCGTTAACCTGTAATTTGGCTGGTCCAATCTTCGCGTAATTACTATCTTTCATTTGCTGAATAGCAACCTTTGCGCGGTCAGTAGTTAGAGCAGAACGGATGTGTGTGTGGCTCGGTAACTGTAAAGAATCGTCCCCTACCTTCAAATTAAGAGAGCCGTCCCATTGGCTCACTATACATAAGTCTTGCGAAAAGGACTTAAGGAAGGTCAGCACTTTGCCCACATCGCTAATGTATATCTTACCCGGTCTGTATGTGACTTCTTCGCTCAATAACACACTCATACTCTTAGCGCAGTAGTGCGTTGCGGTGTCAACAGCCCCATGTATTCGGTTACTCTTGACTTCCAAAAGCAAGTCTTCAATGTTGTTACCAAACCCGCCGATAAACGCGAGTAGTTTGGTTCGCTCAACTATTGTTTGGGTGGCCAAGTAATCACCTCCCCGAACTGTGCAAAGTGTTCACTCGCGCATTTGTGACACAAGGGTCGCTTATCATGCCAATCGGAGTTGCCCATCAACCTAACAGGAGGAGGCGTATATTGCAATTTGTCCCCGCATAGGTATATTGTGACTGCTCCGCTTCCGCTAACATGTATTGGGTATTTGTTAGGGTCTGTCTTCTCACTCACTGTTACCATCTCCATCAGTAGTCTTTGTCGGAACATATCTCAAGCATATGCATGCATAGAATGAGGTAATCTTCTCACCATCTGCGATGTGCGCTTCTTCAACTTCACCTGTCCCAACACATGCTTTACAAGCAGGGTCAGCCTCAACAGTCATGTAATTGAAAATACACTCACACGGGTCCCATTCGTAGTCAATACCTTCTGCTTTACCGTCTCGGTCGTATAGCGTTACCTGTAACCAAATTTTACCTTCTCCTCCACATTCCATACATGATGGATTAGGTTCGTAAGCAGGGTATTTGTCCGATAGGGGGCTTATTGAGTCAACTGCGCGCGGTTTGCTTTCGTTATGCGCAGGTGTTCCTGTTCTTGGGAACTCATTATTCTCGTTAGTGTTATTGTTCATACTTGCCCCTCTTGAAGTTCCGGTAGTCCGAACCATTGTGGCGCTTCGCCTTTCTTGGTTCTCATAACAAGTCTGCGCTGGTCTAATAACACAGGGTTGGTTCTGCTCTTCACAAACTCAACTTCGTATCGCATCTCTCCTGTTGGAGCATTGTCTTCTCCGCGCACCTTGCTCTTGTGAAACCAAAGAATTTGGTTAAGGTGGTTAGCGGTTTGCTTCTCCCATGCAGGTTTCTTACCGATGACAGCACCGGATTTGTCTTGCAGTTCTTTGAAGTGAGTCTCCCAATACACACGCACACCGAGACTCATAAGCACTTTACAAATTGCTGTGAGTTGGTGGAAACGAGTTGAACGGATTTGCCAATTGAATCGCATACCGATTTGCTCATGAGGCTTGATTTTAGCACCGATACCATCCGGTGCAGTTCCTAAATCCTCTATGAACATACAGTTAGTCGCAACACTATCCCATTGGTCTAACCCTGTGACAAGAACGCTGTTCAGTCTTGGTTTGTTGCCGGGTTTATTAGCCCAATCAACAAGAGTCCTACCAATGTTCATGACTCGCGCATGTGTAGCCGGATAGTCAAAGGCATCCCTTGATTGGTCTTGCATGACCCACGGAGATAGCACACGGATATTCCTTGCGTTTGCGCGATGATGAGTAGCACGAATTGTTTGTCCGCCACCATCAAAGTCAAGCACGAAGATTACTTCATCGTTCGCAATCTCTTCATCTGTGAGGCTGTCAAGCACTATGCCGGTCTTACCTGTGCCTTCGGGACCTACAAGGCCCATGAAGGTTTGATTGTCCGGTATCTCATCCGCCGCAGTTTGGATTTCTCCCCAAATTCCTTGAGCGATAGGCGCGCTTTTGACAGGCGTGGCATCATCCCCTGCAACGGGGACAAGTATTTCTTGCGCAACTTCGTTCTTGGTTTCGGCTTCTGCTTGTAGTTTCAAATCATTTAAGTTTGCCATATGTCTCACTCTCCGTATTGTTGAACAGTAGTTTCTCCACCTTCTCCTGCGGGAATTGCAAGACGAGGGACAGCATAGATACCAACCGCGTTAATCTTAGGAATCATGTCGTCGTCTTTCAACGATACACCGAGGCGGCCATAGATAATGACTGTTGACTTGATAGCGTAAGGTTTGTAACCTTCATCTGTCGCAACTTCAAACGGATGGGCTTCGTCACCGAGGAACCCATGTATGCCTACACCAATATCCCTGCGATTACCTTCACCGAAGGAGCGCATAAGGTCAAAGGAAGTCACACGCATAAAGTATGTGTGTCCTGTTGGGTCATACTCATAGTCGCTTGGTTCAAGTCGGAGGTCACTAACCTTAGCCTTGATGAGAACCATTGGTCCGATAGGTTTTGCAAACCCTGCGATAGTCTCGCTCTTGGTATCAAAGATTTCACCGAGAGTGGATAAGTCCTTGACATAAGCATCGGATGATGGTAGCAAGCGTTCCGGCTTGATAGCATCCATGTATTGCTCCTCAACAATGTTACCGTATGTGACTGATGCAGGGAATGGTAGTCCGTTCCATACATTCTCCCATCCCTTTGAAGGTTCTCCGTTTCGCGCTCTTACCTTTAAGGTGCAAGGCTCAAACATTTGAGGGACATGCCAATCTTCTGCGGTCTTAGAAGTGATGGTTATTCTCAAGGTTTCTTGAGCGTCCATGAAGTTAGCCTTCTCGTTACCAAAGAAGTGGTATGTGCGTTGCCACCTGTATGGTGTGATTGGTTCACCAAAGCGACTCCAATCAGCATTGTTTTGCAGGATAGCAATAGACAGGCCATGCTCATCAAAGAGGAACCACGGTTTATCGTCTGCGCTTTCTTCTGTCTTAACAGGTCCGTCTTTCTTCTCAAGCATCCATACGCCACCTTCTGTGTAGGCGCGAGCCACAAGTCCAAGATTGATTGCTTCACTCAAATCATTCATTGCGGCTGTTACTGCCGGAGCGCGCTTTCGTTCTTGACCGTCTCTTACCTTGCTGTCCACTCCAATGAAGTAGCCGACAAGTTCGGTTGCGTTCGCTGACGATGTGCTTGACATTACTCGGCGTTCAACCATGAATGATTCAGCGGCTTCAATCAAGAAGTCGTCGTCTTCATCTTTCGGGTTGCTGATACCGAGGTCGGATAATAGGTAGGCTGTGAACTCTTCACGCGCTTGCTCCATCGTCTTGTTGTGTTTCTCGGACCACCACTTTAGGCGGTCTTCCACTTCTCCGTGAAAGGTTAGGTCGTTGTTCGGGCTATCTTTTTGGTTATCTATGTTCATATTTGTTCCTCCTTATTGTTTGTTTCTTGAGTGTATAGCGTCGCTACAAAGTAGTCCAAAAAGGACGAGTTTGTTAGGGGCCATTGGTGCATTCGTAACACGAAATCTCCCCACACACACAAGAAGGTATATAGTTGTTTTGAATCAAGTCCTATGGAAAGGACATGTTCGTGGATGCGGTGCATCATGCCGTGACGAGTCACACCATTATCATTCATCACCCGTAATGTTCGGTGAAGGGACTCCCAATCACCCGCGGCAATCTGCATCGCCGCCACATCATATTCTGTTGAGTCTTGTGATAGAGGCATACCGCTTATCACATGTTTTTGTATTGCTCTTAAATCTCCCGCGAAGTGAGTAGCCAATTCGTCGGCGTTATAATCTTTGGACACTGTTGACATATTACCAGCATCACTCCATTCGTTATCCAACAAATGCAAATACGCGCGAATGTCTTCCGAAGAATACGGTTTGAAGGTGAATTTCGTGCATCGCGACTGTAAAGCAGGGATGATGGATGTTATGTTATTGCATGTAAGAATGAAGATAGCATCCGTAGTTTCCATGATACGACGGAGTGCTTCTTGAGCAGGTTTAGTCAGCCCGTCAGCCTCGTCAAGCAGTATGAGATTCTTATTCCATAACCCCGATGTTTGGCACAAGGTTTTGATTTTGTGTCGGATGAAATCAATACCGCGCTCATCGGAGGCATTGAATTCGTGGAGGGAATAACCAAGTTCATTCGCTATTACCATAGCGGCTGTTGTTTTTCCTGTCCCCGAAGGTCCTGCAAACAATAAGTTTGTAGGCGCTTCTTCTCTCCATTCGTCTATGTAAAAGAAGGGAAGATTCGGATTGCTTCCCCCTATTATTTTTTCAGTCGTTGTCGGTTTCAATTCTTTTCTCATTTTGGTTCATAACTATGGAATAGTCCAACGCGCTACCTTATATAGTAAATCCGGCAAACCCCCAAATAAGCAGGAGAAGGCAACCTCCTTTGGCGATACTATGTTTTCTTGCTTGTTTTCATACTTCAACCCCCAATATGCCTTCTCTTGCCCTCTTTTCGGTATTTCGGTATTTCAACTGAAACAATAAAGGAATTACTATATCTATTACAGAAGGAACAGTGAAAAACCGAAAAGAGTCCTTAAATTGAGGCGTATGGCCTACTCTAACATAGTGATAGCATCAAGGATGTCTTGGTGCGTTGCTCGCCTCTTGTTAATATCAAGTATTTTCAGCATACGCCCCATGCCTTCTATGTCTTTCACATACTGTTTAACAGGGGCAAGTAATCGTATAATTGATTGGATTTGCGCTTTATTTTTGATAATACGGGCGGTCACACCCTTAGAGGCGAGCCACATATTGAGATATGGTTCATCGTTAGGTGATACAATTACCCTCCGAGCAATACGATAACCTATTCTTGTTCTTGGTGCGTAATGCACACTTGCTTGAAATCGGCACTCCCTTGCCAGCCACGCGAGAAAGAATGTATCATCTTCCATAGGATGCCCTCTCCATTAAATCCCCAATTTGAACAGCGTCACTGATACCGAGTGTTGTATCAATCTTAGTGAGATAGGGTGCGCGCAGTTTGTTTGTGTCTGTATCAAATGACAGTGCGTGAAATATACCAACGAGTCCTTCTCGGCATTCTCTATACACATTGGATTCAAAGAGAGGCGTAAGTATGTCGGGTAAGTTCTCTTCTTTCACATACGCATATCCAATAGGACACACATCAAATCCGTCAAGCGCACCCACCTTTATTCTAATACCGGCACTATCGGCTTTGCCTCCGAGAATTAGAAGCGGTAAGTCAAATGTTCTGCGAGGCACGATGAAGCCACCCACAGCCCCGCTATGGAAATATGGTCTGTCCGCATCAACAAGTCGTAGTGTTTCGTCAGTGTCTAATGATTCAACCAAGCGTCGCAGGTGTGATTCGGATTCAACAACACGCGAATGAACACTCCTTTCAATACGAGATTTCATCCATAGATTCGGATTGTCATTCGTGTGTAACCATTCAACAGCGTTACCATGTGAGTCAAACTCACCTACGCAATCATGCTCTCCGTCTATCACGATATTGTATGACCCTGCGAATTTCTCCCCGCGCCTATCAAATGAAAATACCCTCCCGTTCTTCCGATGGACAAAGATGTGTTCTCCGACGATGACTTCATAGTGAGTGTTGGTGAATGGTAAAGACCAATAGGCCCAACGAGAATAGCGCGGGGCGAGGAATGGGTAGCATGGTTCTATTGCGAAGTTGACAGCGAGCGTGTTTGATAACGCCTTCTTGATTACATCCGATGGTGACATGACTACTCGCGCTTGTTGTAATCTCTCAAGTGAATAGGTTGTGCGTGTGGCAACTCCGGCCATAACCTTGCGGTAGTTGATTAGCGTTCTTCCAAAACAAAATCCCCAAAACACTCTCGCTCCCATCTTACTCATTGATGCGAACAATACCTCCGCGCTCATGTTATCCATAGCGATGATGTTTGATTTGAGTTCTCTCGCATCTGCAAGGGTGAGTGATGATTCAACTTCGTCGGGTGATTCGTCGGATAGTATAAGCGGTAATTCTTTTTCGTCTCCTAACGATTCGTATTCTTCGGGGAACATACCATAGGAGTTGTTGATTAGCGCTATTATGTGGTGTTGCTTTACTGAATCTCTTGGGGTGGCGCAACATAATTTGAGTATGTCTTCTATTTGATTCGGGTTGTCGTGAAGTAAATCACCGATGAGGTTATGCATCTCTAACTTAGATTCGCTTGTTTGGATAGAAGCAACGATAGACGCTAACTCCTCAAGATGAATCATGTCATCACTCTTCTTCAAGATTCGCGGTGTTCGCCATAAGCATACCGCGTAGGTGAGGGGGGACTGTGAACTCTTCGCCACTACCATTCGTGTAGTTCGTGCCGAGTAATACAATAGAGCGGTGAAGTAATCCATCCCTTAAATTATCAAGACCGTCTGCTAATTCAATTGCTTCATCTCTTTCAATCACGCGCAACTCTTGCCACGCGAAGAACAAATCGTCACCTGCAATGATGTGGTAATCCATAGGTGTCATCAACACTTCATGGTCTTCGCCTTCATCATTCGGGTGTGTGATTCGGACACTCCATTGGTCTATGATAACTGATTCGCCTTGCTCGTTTTGAGAGGGGACAGCATTGACCGACCATTCGCCATGCGCGAGGTCAAAGTTAACGAGAGGGATATTTGATTCGGGGTCTGTCCATTCCTTAGCCGCTTGTTGTGCCGCCTCCATTGGGTCCTCAATTAGTTCCGCGTCTTCGGAAGAGAAGGTGACATTAATCTCACCACATACTTTTGATACTCTATCCACAGCCATTGCCGATTCGGCAGGGTATTGTCGTAGTGTTAATTCGCTTATGTCTGTCTTCTCAATCAACGCGCCACTAACACTCCAAGTATCACCAAGAGCCATACTGTCAAAGTGTGTCTTCGTCCATTCAATATCTTCTTCTGCGGGCGACCAATTATCAATCATTCATACTCACTACTCCTTCAAAGAAGACTGCCTTCTCGCAACAAAGCGCGGGGTAAAACACACTACCGTCAGCGAGTAACAAACATACACGCTTTCGGTCAACCTCTTTGCCGCAACTACAAATCGCCGCACCGAGTAACATGTCCGCGTATTCATACGATACTACCCGCACTCGGTCTCCATCCCTGTTAATCATTAGTTTGGTTAACGGAATACTTACTCCGTCACGCGGTCTTATGATAGAACCTGTGTCGTTGAAGTCTGCGGTTGTGAGGTTATAATCTCGTTCCAACAAACCACCTTCTTGGTTCACCCCAACAGGCTTGAGGTTAAGACTGTTCCCACGCTTCGGCAAACATGAAATGAGTGTTCCACACCTTGATACAGACATTACAATGTATGTCCATGTGGTCAAAAATCCCTTCGTGCGCTGTTCGGAAAACAAACATATCGGCCATGTGGTCTTCACCCGATGGACATTTGGTTCGTAGGATAAACGCGTCAAGAGGTTCGCCTTCAATTACTGCGCTCATGATTCATCACTCCAACGGATGCTCAATGTCTTTGTCTCCAAGAACCCAACGCAGGGATTTGATAACTCCCTCCAATGCTTTGAAGTTGCGGGCATGGAACAGTCTCTCTTTCTTTGTGAGGTTGTTGTTACTGACTTGAACCGCGTGTTTGTTCTGCTTCTTCTCGGCCTTGCGTAACATGGAATCAATCTGCGCCCATGAACGGTCATAGGTGAAAGGGTCATCTGTCATCACTCCTCACCGTTTTCTCCGCGTCTTCTTCTATTACATAACATGTTCCTTTACACGCGGGGCATTCGTCATCAATACCCAACCCTAAATCATACAGCCCTCCTGTTCCGTAACATTCTTCGCACTTCATAACATCACCATCTTGCCGGACTTGAGTTTCTTAGTTAGTTCACTGACAATTGCATTGCGCGCACCGTCTTTACCATCAAGTGTGCTTTGCACAAGGTGTGCTTTCGCTGTCACAACTTCATCAAACATGCTGTCAATGGTATTGTTAGCGCTTAGTATAACTTGATGACATGTAGCATCCTCTTGTGTCATGCGTCTCACTCTCGCCGCCGCTTGTTGCTCCCATGCTGGAACCCATTCGCGTTCAACGAACAGCGTAGTGTTTGCTCTCTCAAGGTTAACTCCTTCTTTCATTGCCATCGTTGAACAGATGAGGAAGTTTATCTCCCCTGCTTGGAAGTCGTTAATCAGTAACTCTCGTAGCGCACCCGTAGTATCACCTGTTATCTTTGCTACATCATCAAGACGCTCATACAATTGCTCTATCACATCTTTGTGATGCGCGAAGATAACAAGTGGCTTACCTGTGCTGTCATGGTAATCATTCGCCCACTTAACAGCCGCGTCAACCTTGAGGCGACC